GCTTGGAATCTTGCTATATCAGCAAGTTCTTCTTCATTAGCAAATCTGCGAACTCCATTATCATCAACCCATATTTCATTACTTGTCATTGTCATACCTTCAATCCATATACCCATTGTTCGCCAGTAATTGTTTCAGAACCACCAGATAAAAACTTATATCCGTCAAATGATGTTGTTCCTGTTTGTCCAAAAGCCGAATAATAAAGTGATTGACCTTCGGCTGATGTGGTTGAAAAACCTGTAGTTCTCGTTGATGCAAAAGGATTGACAACAGTAATTTCAATCAATGAATCAACAGTTTCGATTGGAAATGTGCTGATTTCTGATGTGTTTGCAGGTCTACTCGCGCTGACCGTAGTGTTTATTGCGTTCAATCTTTGTGCAATATAATTAGTCGTCGTATCTGTTCCACCTGCGCGAAAACGCAAAGACCATACTAAACCAGAACTTGATGTTCCGCGAATATAAATTTTGTAAATGTCATAACTTCCGCTGAATACATTATCGCGACTAAAACTTGTAACCGCGCTGAAAGTAGTGTTGTCAATTAGTTTGAAATCGTTAGTATCAGTTATTGTAGCCCACTTAAGACCAGTACCCGTTGTTGAGTCAGCAGTGAGGACTGTTCCATTCGCTCCCACTGGTAAGCGGTCAACCGTAGTTGAATAAGTAGCAATGTCGCCTTTGGTCGTCAACGCAGATGGACCAGTCGCACCTGTCGCACCAACTGCACCATTTGAACCGCTAGGTCCTGTTGCACCTGTTGGTCCTGTTGCACCGATTGGTCCAGTTGCACCTGTTGGTCCAACAACTGATGACCAAACAGCATCGTAATCAGAGTTTGAAGCCTTAACTAACGCTTGGCCAGTAGTTCCACCAGCAGGAACAACTGCATCACCAGGTTCATCAGTATCAACCCAAAGAACATTTGTTGATGTAGGAGCAGATGGAGAAAACTCAACACCTTGTGGTCCTGTTGCACCAGTTGGTCCTGTGGCACCAGTAGCACCTACTGGACCTGTTGCACCACTTGCACCTGTTGGTCCTGTTGGACCTGTAACGCCATCAATACCTGTTGGACCTGTTGCACCAACTGGGCCTGTTGCTCCCACTGGTCCTGTTGCACCGATTGGACCTGTAGCGCCAACATCACCTTGAATGCCTTGTGGACCTTGAGGACCTGTGGCACCTGTTGCACCAACTGGTCCTGTTGCTCCAGTATCGCCTGCAACTCCTTGTGGTCCTGTAGCACCGATGGGTCCTGTTGCACCGATAGGGCCGCTTGGACCAGTGGCACCAGTGGCACCATCTACACCTGCAAGTCCTTGTGGGCCTGTGGCACCGATAGGTCCAGTTGGACCTGTCGCGCCCGTGGCACCGTCAGCACCGTTTGCGCCCGTGGCACCTATCGGTCCAGTTGCGCCAATAGGTCCAGTTGGACCTGTTGCGCCTGTGGCTCCGATGGGGCCTGTGGCGCCTGTTGCACCAGTTGGTCCTTGTGGACCTTCTGCTGCTTGCAAAGTTGTGATGACATATGAGAAATGAGTTACACCTTGTGTGACAAAACTAAAGTTATGTGAACTACTATCAGTGTTGACGCCATAAATTTCAACAATCATTCTCTGACCAAGAGAGACTGTTGTTGTTGGTAATGTGATGTCAGTATTTGCAGCAACTGGATTTGAACCATTGTATCCAGCCAATGTTGAATCTGAATCACCAATTGTTGAAAGAACAGTTCCGGAATTATCAGCAAGTTTCAATCTGCAAAATACTTCAAGTCCATCATTGCTTGCTGGCTTGAGCATAAACAAAGTGAAGCGTTGTGTTCCACCTGGAATCAATGTAAAATCAAATGGAGTTGAAATATACGAAGCAATAAGAGAAGTTGTATTGCCAGGAATGTTGACAGTTGTTGTGCTTTGTGCAGCAGCAACTGGGTCCTCACCTAATTGTTTGAAACCAGTCAATTCAGTTACTGAAGAATTGAAATAATAATAACGGCCAGCAACAATTCCTTGTGGACCTGTTGAACCAGTTGCACCAGATGGTCCTGTTGCTCCAGTTGCACCAATCGGTCCTGTTGGACCTGTTGCTCCAGTTGGACCTTGAGCGCCAGTAGCACCTACTGGTCCAGTTGAACCTGTGGCACCAATCGGTCCTGTTGCACCAGTTGCACCAGTTGGACCTTGAATGTTTCCGACATTTTCCCAAGAACTTGTTACAGTATTCCAAACATACAAATCACCAGCGCCAACAATGTATGCATCGCCAGAATTGCCAGTTGGATGTGCTGCTTGCAATGCAGCAAGAGTTGGATAAGTTCCAAGAATTTGAATTCCTGCACCTGTCGCACCAGTAGAACCAGTCGCACCAGTAGCACCTATCGGTCCAGTTGCACCTGTTGCTCCAATTGGACCAGTAGCACCTTGTGGACCTGTTGCACCGATATTTCCTTGAGGACCAGTAGCACCAGTTGGACCTTCAATACCTTGCACGCCTTGAATACCTTGAATACCTTGTGCGCCACTTGCTCCAGTTGCACCAGTTGCACCGACAGGACCAGTTGCACCTGTTGCACCTACTGGACCAGTTGTACCTGCAGGACCTGTAACACCAGTTGCACCAGTAGCACCAACAGGACCTGTTGCACCTACTGGACCAGTTGCGCCAGTTACACCTTGAACTCCAGTTGCACCTGTTGCGCCAGTTGCGCCAGAAGGACCAGTTGCGCCAGCAGGACCAGTTGCACCTGTTGGACCTTGTGGACCAGCAACGCCAACATCGCTGACAACAACGGTGTTTGTATCCTCAAAAATTTCAATGTTATTAGACACGGGTTACCTCACCTGCAACTGTGATTTGTCCTTGGAAAAGTCTTGTGACAACTCCACCCGAAGCAATTTCTAAATCATAAACATAATATCCAGCATCTAAATTACCTGTTTGAGTAGCAGTTGCTGACAATACAAGTTTTCCTAGATTGCCAGTGATAACGATGCCACCATTAGATGTAGTCAATGTCAAAACAGCATCATCAGAATTATAGTTCTGACGCAATTGCATCGCTGCTGTATAGCCAGTCAAATTGATGGCTGCTCCATTTGAATCTTTGTAAAGAACATTGAGATTCCAATTGGAGCCTTGGTCCATTGTAAAGTTGTAAATACCTGCAGTCATTACTTCTCCGTTGCCCAAACTAAGAATCCGCCAACCGCTATCAACGCCAACGGAACGGAAATCATTGCAACCCCGATTGTAAATAAAGCCACACCAAGAACTTCAGCGGCGATTGCCCAATCTATTTTCTTCATTGTGGCTCCTTAGAGATTGAGTGAAAAGAATTTTGGAACTGGTTGCTTAGGCTCTGGAGCCTGGGTAGCGCGGTCATAACCGAAGATGCTGGCAACAGCAGCATCAATCTTGCGCTTACTTGAAGATTTGCTAACCATCACTCCGCGTGATGATTGTTTTGTTACACAGTTATTGACATGGCGAGCAAGTCTTTCATCGCCATCGTGAGTGAAGGATTGATTGACAACCGCTTCATAAAATTTCTGAGTTGCAGGCACCATGCGCTCTGCAGAGTTTGGATACGAGACTACTGGCAGTCCTTCTTCGTCAAGAACCATAAAGGTTCGCTGCCATCTGGCTGGGTCGAAAACAATTTCTCGCACACTAAAGCGACTATCGCGTGCAGTGTTGATGATTGTTTGTTCGACTTCTGCGACTGGTACATGCCAGGTATTGTCTGCATCTACTGGCCTTTCCCATAATCCAACAACCATCAAATGTGGTTTTTCTCCGCCAAGTAACCAGGCAACCAACGCTGTTGAGTCATTAGAGAATGCACCATCAAATGCCAAGATAACTTCTTCGCCAGGTTCAGGTTCGCGTTCTCTATCAACTAATGATTCCCAAGTTCCAGTTGGCAGCCAAGCAACCGATGTGTTCACAAAGCAATTGATGCGTTTTGTGCGGAACTCTGCTTCTGGTGTGCGTAAGACTGCCGACTGAAAATCTTCAATATCAACGATGTCGCCTAATCCTGGATTTGCCTGCTCCCACAATGTCGGGTCGCGATGGTCACCTTCTGGATTTACTGGCTCCCACCACGCAAAGAAAAATGATGGGTCTGCAACTTCGTTCTTACAAATGCGCTGTCCATATTGATACAGCGAATAGCATAATGAATCTTGGCCACTGGCTTGCGTCTTGACTCCTGCTGTTGTTATGCCGAACAACAGCGAGTCGGCGCGAGCGCCACCTGCCAGTGAAAGTGTGTTCCACAATTCCCAGTTTGGCTGGGCGTGGACTTCGTCAAAAATAACTAATGGTGAAGGGTTCAAACCTTCTTTGGTGTAAGCCTCTGCAGAGAGAACCCGATACACCGAAGCCTTGTCTTTATATTCGATTGCATCGCGATACAAAGTGAACATTGAGGATAATTCTTCATCCATCTCAATCATTCGCTTTGCGGTGCCAAATACGATTCGTGCTTGGTCACGGTCTGCAGCGCACGAATAGATTTCGCTTCCGTTGCCACCTAAAGTCAGACCTGCTAATCCCATGGACGCAGCCAGAGCG